AACATCTTCATTAAATTGTACTTGTTCAATTAAATATTCATGCGATTGTTGTGCAAATCTTCTTCTTTCATCTGTATCTAAATATACATAATCAATATATAAACATGCAGTTGTAGGTTGTGGTAATGTACCAATTTTATCAAATTCACCAGCTACAAATACAGAATCACGCCATATAACATTAATTTTAACTTCATGATATTGTAAAGCAATTAATGGTAATGCTACACCTGGATTTTTTGTATAAAAGAACATTAATGGAATATATAAAACATTAGGTAAAGATTCACGACCATTATCACTTGCACAACCTGGATTAGCATCAAAACTTAATGTTGAATTAGTATATTTTTCATTAGATAAAAGTTGTGATAAATTAGCTGATTTGGTTAGATCTTTAGTTAATTCAGACCATAAAACCATAAATTCAGAATATAATCTATCAATAATTTGTCCACCAATATCTAATTCTACACGATCAATTAAATTGTAACCAAGTGTTATAGGTTCAAAAAATGTTTGATCACTGGATTGTCGTCCACCATGATTCCATAATGCAGTTGCTCCTAATAAATCTTTACTAGGAAGTTCAATTTCAATATAAGTTGAATATAATAAATCAGCATATCTATTTACAATAGCTGATTGTCTTGATCCCCATAAAGGTTGACCATTAAAATTTACACGAAATGATTCCATAGCAAAATTTGTATGACGTTTATACAAACCTTTCCAAAATGTAATTTGTGGATTTCCGGAAAGGTATGCATCTTGAGCACCATATGCTACTAATTGTAAAAGTCCTCCTCCCATTTTTATCTTATAACGAATCTTTTTATTCTTCTAAAAAATTTCCCATAGTTTAATGATGTCTACGTTTTTTCTGTGTTCTACGATGACGACGTCCACCTTCTTCTACTACAGGGGACTCTTCAACACCATCTGGACCTCCACCATGTTTTTTCCATGTTTTCTTAGCTTCTTTAATAACTTGTTTAAGACCCATACCTTTTTTGTATGTGCCTTTAGATTTCATTTGACGCATTGTTTTTTTTACATGAACAATCCATTTATTAACCATTTTTTTATTTAATACACACTAAAAAATTATTGACTTGTCACCAGTTTTTGAATTTGTATCATATATCGGAGATGATGCCGCCATAGGTTGAAATGAATGTTCAGGTGGTGGTAAAACAGGTTTTTTATATGTTAATGCTTTATAACGTAAATGTTTAGGTTTTAATAAAATACTACCTTGTTGAAATTTTCCTATATAAATTTCCATCATAGAATCTAATGATCCATAATTCATCATAATCCATTGACATCCATAACCAAATAAAATTGTAGGATTATTATTTTTTAAATCAGGATCAGGATCAGGTATAACCATACATATAGCACGTCTATTTGAATCAATTAATTCTTCATGATCATATGGTTGTGAAGCATTCATATAAGATAATCTTCTTAAATTTGATGATCCCCATGATAAATTAACAAGTTCATGCATTGATGGTACACCTTTAATTTCAGGTCCTGAAACAATAATAAGTTTTCCTGATAAATTACATATAGGTTCAACAGCTAAATTTAATGTACCTTGTCCTTCATAAGCATATTGTGGTGGTAAAAAATATCGTGATAAAGTTTGTTTTAATATTTCAGAACATGAAGCAATAACATCAGTTTTATTTGTATGAAACATTAAACTTAATACAAATGGATCTGATGAAGTTTTAGTTTCTAATTTATTAAATGCATTATTTGCTATAGATACACAACATGATTCAAATGATACTGAATTTTTAGCATAATCATATCCTAATGATTCACTTTTTAAACCAACAACAGGTTTATTATTTTCATCAGCATAAATATCTAATTCAATTAATCGTGCTCCAGCTTTAATAACTAATGGTAAAATACCATCTGATATATAATCATATACATAAGAACTTGGAAATACAGAATATGATGAACTAGCTATATAATAATCACATAATCTTGTATCATCTGATGTTGGACAACCAAATGGTGTTAAATTAGTAACATTATTATAAATATTAAATGTTGAAGAAGCACGTGTTAATGTTGTAAATTCAGTTCCTGATAAAGTATGCCATATAACAGCTAAAATAACTATTATAAGAAATCCAATACCATATTGTAAAATATATCCTCTTTCTTCCATTATTTTATCCTACTTTAAAAAGTAATTTACGAAATTTATTTATAACATCATCAGGTATTTTCTCATCCATTGGTATATTTAATAAACAACAATAATGAAAATATAAAGAATATATACCACATTCAGAATCTTTATATTGATGACGAGTTGTATTTCTTGTCAATTGCGTTTTACCTAAATTTAATTTATCAATTTCATCTTTCCATCTTGTCATTAATATTTTAATTTCTTTTTCAACATTTGAAGCATATGAATCAAAATATGTAATTCTTGGAAATTCTAAATTTTCATCAATATTTCCAAATAAACTAAACCAATGTTTACCTGGACCATCATGTTTATCTGTATTAAAAATTATACCAATTTGTTTATAACCTTTTTCTTTCAAATCTGTAATTTTTAATGAACATAAAACATTTACTAAACATTCACCAGTTTTAGATTTTAAATCAAAATCTATTGGTATACAACCTAAAAATTTATATGTAGGAAATAATTTTTCATATTGTTTTTCTAAATTTTCAATATCAGTTGAAGATAACCATTCTTCAGGATTTGTTATCCATGTTTTTGGTGCTTTTGGACGATTTAATAATTGTGATATAATACATGAAGTTTTACCATCTTTACATTTTTTATGTAATCTTTTTTTTAAAGAATTCCATATATCATTTTCATCTAAAGGAATTTCATTTGAATGTTGTGAATTATAAACTTCACGTAATTTTTTTAATGTTTGTTCATCAAACATTTATTTAATAAAAACGGATTATTAATTTATAATTTATTCTATTAAAAAGAAGAAGTTCAAGTGAAATGATTATTATTTCGATAAATATTGGAGATAACATTTATAATCCTGAAGAGGAGGGAGAAATGTTTATTCTAAGACGCTCTCGCAGACTTGCTGAGCGTTTTGGAAGCTGGGATGCATTATTAGAAGACATTTGTCTTCAGTATAGCCAAATATATCCTGGTCATCCTATAAGTGCTGTTGTAGTATCATGTGATTAAAGTTGAACAAATCGTTGATTGTCAGAGTTCGCTCTGATTTTTCATACATTTTAAATATACGATTAAATGAATATATATAGACCATTGCAGTTGTTCCTGTTATAATAGGTATAAACCAATCCATTTATTTATTTCTCTTTCTTAAAGATTTGAAAATTTATACGTGGTTTCATAATTTTATTATATGACCACCATGATTTTGTTAAATTTTTTGGTAAACACATTCTTTCACCAACAGATAATTGATAAAAATGTCTTTTAAATAAAAATGAACCTAAATATCTATTACCTTTTTCTTTAGCAAGTTCAAAACATATTTTTTTTGTATTATTATAACAATTTATTAAATATTTTTTTTGTTCTTTTATTTTATATTCTTCAACTAATTTTTCTGAATATTTAAAAACTTCTGAATTTAATTTTTTTAATGTATTTTTATAATTTTTTAAAGCTTCTTCAGTTTCTTTTTTAGCTTCACGTATTTCTTTAGTTTTTAAAAACTCTGAACATAAATTTGATGCTAAACCTTCAGTATCTAATCTAATTACTGGATCTTTATATTTATTACATGCTGGACATTTATGTTCTGTTCTATTTAAAAATTCAATTATACATTTAGTATGAAAAGCATGTCCACATCCTAATTTAAATGATGTTTCTGTAGAATCCCGAGAATCATTATACTCTTTTAAATCCATCGTATCTAAACATATATTACAAACATGCATTTTTTATATGTAATATTAAATTTCTTTTAAAATGGATTTTTTTTAATAATTTTTAAATAGGTTTAAAAAAAGAATGTTTCCTCCGGATATATGGAAGTTTGAAATTGCACCTTATTTGGATTATAACTCGCGTATAGAACTTTCACGTTCATTACCACCTGAATATAGACTTAAACCAAGAAAATTTACAAAAGAAGAGATTATAAGTCATTCTTCAAGTTCAGTTTATGAAACATTAAGAACAAGAATACAAAAAATTGTAGAAATTAAAGAACGTCAAGATAAAATTAAGTTTGTTAATGGAATATTTAAACTAATATTAACACCTTTGTTTTATAATATTTTATCTGTAGAACAATTTCGTGATGTTTTACAGATAAAATGTATTGAATACAAAATTGATATTGAAAGAAGTGGTGATTATGATGAATTTTATCATACATTAACTACTTTGCTTGGAAAAATAAGAACATATGATTATTCATTAAAACCTAATCCTATTTGTATTATTTAATTTACGTTTACGTCTACAAGTTTTACCTTTAAATGTTTTTTTTGAACATGAACTTTTATGTTTTAATAATTCTTTTAAAGTTTCACTATAAGATTTTTCATATCCTAATTCTTTAAAAATATCATAAACTTCACGAAAATAACATTCATGTATTTTTGGTATTCTTGGTAAACCGTTTTTAGGATATAAATCTTTTAAACTTAACCAAAATTTTTCATGTGATTCTTTAGAATGTGTTTTTGGATCAAAGTTATAAGCAATTGAAAATAAAAATGGTATACCAGGTAAATTTACATTTTTTAATTCTTCACGATATTTTTTAACAACTTGTGAAAATCCAGGATTTGGTGCTACATGTAAACCTTGTGATTCTAATTTCTTATTAACTTGTTTATGTAAATCATATAACCATAAAGCTAAATTATTATGTATTGGCATTTCTTTCATAAATTGTCCTGTAGATTCTCTACAATATTTACATGGTAAAATTTCATTTAAAGTAGAAAATAAGTTCTTTTTTGTATTTAATGATCCTCTTTCAAATGTAATTAAATGTAATAATTGCCAACCTGATGGTCCCCAATATTTTGTATCCATTATATTAAATGGTAGATAATCAAGTATTTACGTTCGCAGTCGCTATTTATATTGGTATGTCACTAACAAAATTTTTTAATGCTTTAATGCGTGATTTAGTTTTACCTTTATTATCTCCTTTAGCTTCATCTGAAGGTGAAGTATCTAAACTTGTTTTTCAATTTGGTGGAATTAAATTAAATATTGGTGATTTACTTGTTCAATTTATGAATTTAATTGTTGTATTTGTTGTAGTATCTTATGCTTTACCATATTTAAAAGAATATGTGCCAGTAGCTGGTAGAAGATAATATCTTATTAATTAAGTAAAATGCCTTCTAAATCAAAAAATAGAAAACACGGAGGTGGTATGTTTAGCACTGATCCTAATGATCCTAATGCTAATAGAAGTTGGGAAGAATGGGCTAGTTCTATGAATCCTCTAGGAACTAAAAAAACTCCAGTTCAACCTGTTTCCTCAGAAGTATTACCTGCTCCAGCCCAACAAGCAGTTGAAGAAACTCAAGTAATGGCTCAAAGAGCAGGACGTCGTTTACAAAAACATATTGGATATAATATTGCGTCAGGAAAAAGTATGCGAAAATTATTTGGAACTGCTAAAGGTGATTATATGTTAGGTGGTAAACGACGAAGACGTAAAACTCGTAGACATCATTAATTATCCAAAATTCGGATTCCTGGCCATCCACCTTTAGGATATTTTCCATAAATTTCAACAATTCTTTTTTCAAGATCAGAAGGTGACAAAGATATTTCGTTCTGATTTTTCCATTGTTTAAATGTTGATCTCAACATTTCTCTTGTTACTACATCATCTTCTGATGGACCAATTTTTTCTGTTATAAATCTTGCTATACCATCATTATCATTTCTATAATCTGTTGTATATTCAAGAATTTTAGGAGGTGGAACTAATTTTTGAAATCCATGTCCTTCTTTATAAATATGAATTAAATATGCCAAGAATGGCGTTGCCCATTCAATTGAATTTACAGCATGTTGTATATTTTCATCAATTGGAAAATGATAAGATTCTGTAGGTTTTTCTACAAATTTTGATGTAAAATTTACAACTACAAGACGTCTCCATGTACCACCATCTGTTGAATGAATTTCAGGTTTATCATTACATGCTAGATGAAACTTTGATTGGATTTCAAATTCTATTCCTGATTTAAATAAATCTCTAGCAAACATTTTTTCACCTGAAGATATTTGTTTCATTAATCCTGAATTCAAAGCAACTTTTTCATAGGTTCTTGCATTGTTACAAATCTTCTTCCTTTCAAACGAATAACTTCAGGTGCTGCAGCTCCTGAATTTGCACGTTTTTGTGTAAATAGAGAAATTGGTACTACAGCTGCATAATCACCAAGTGATTTTGAAGTTAAATTCATTAACATAGATTTACCATTAGATCCTGAACCTGTCATAATATGAAATCTTTGTGTTTTATTACCACCTACTATACATGTAGACAAATGTTTAAGAAAATATTCACGAACTTCTTTATCAGGTAAAACTTGTGATAGAAACAAATCAATTTGTTTCCATGAAGAATATGAAGAATAATGACGTTCAGGATTATAATCTATTCCTGTACTAAAACTCAAATAATCTTCAGGTTTACCATCACGGAAATCAAATGTTACTAGATCAAGAACACCATTATTAAATGCAATCAAATCTTTATTTGAATCAATTTTCTTAGTAAATTTTTCATCAAAGAATAATTCACGACATTCTCTCATAACATTATTTTTAAATGATGTAGTTTTCAATTTTGTAAATATTTTATTTAGACCAAGTCTTGATTTATCTAGTTTACAATAATCACATATACCACAATCACCTTTAGATTCAATAGATGAACAAGACATTAGATTTCTTTCAGACATTTCTGTTGTAATTTGATTCATTTTTTTAAAGAATAATGAAGCAATTTCACGAGATAGACGAATTTGCAAATCTACACCAGAATCTGTTTCTACCCATATATGTCCCATCCATCTATACCATACATTTTTACCAAAATCTGAACATACATACAAATCACGAAATTTAGCATGAACAACTTTTGATACATCATGTTCTGTTCCTGAACATGCAATTTCTATAAGTCTATTAATATTAGTATTTTCAATTTCGATATAACCATCTATATCATCAGTTCTTGACCAATGAAATATAGATCTTACACTCAATCTATCACCATCATTTCTAAAAGTAAATTTATTCCATTGTTGTATACATTCAGCTTCATTATATTTTTCAGAATCTTGTGAACTAAAATCAAGGAAAACATCAAGAAGATCAGGATGAATATTAAATAGACATTGTCCAATATCTTCCCATGTTCTATAATCTGATGATCTTTCTTTATTCAAATTCATTATATGAGCTTTCAAATATTCTTTATAATCAGGATCTAAAATACGTATAAATCTACCATGTGGTGATGAACCTCTGGATGCTGGTTCACCACGTTGTGCTGGTCTACCTCTTGATGGTGTTACAGCTCTACCACCTGAAATTAATGGTTGATTATTTACAGAATAAATTTCACGTGCTTTTTGTGTCAAAGGTGTTTCATCAGATTTTTGTTTTCTTACAGAAAGTGTTTTAATTAAAGTTGATGTAATTGGAGGTATAGTATCTATAATTGTAAATTCATTATTTTTATAATTTAGTATATAAGAAATCATATAAGGCAATGCTTCTTCATCACCTTTTTTAGATCCATATAGCATCCAATTAGCAGATCGTTTAATTACACCTTCATCATATACACGATCCCATTTTTCTTGCAAAGGTAAATTATTAAAATAATTATCCATAGTTTTCAAAAGATTTCTACGTACACTTTGTTCTATAATTGATGTTGTACATATTGATGGAATAACAATATGTATACCAGATTTCATTCTATTTTTCTTTTCATCAAATGTAGGTTTACGTTTTTCCATAATATAAATATCAACATTTTCAGGAATTTCCAAATATTCTTTTATTTGTAACATATAATCTTTACAAAATTTAATAACTTGTTCTCTTGTATGTTGATGTGTTTTAATATCAGAATTATAAATAAAATCAAAATCAATTCTAAGACTACCAATTTCTGTATTTTTTTCTACTAGAAATGCAGGATGACCATCAAGAATCCATTCAGAATACAGATCATAAAACTGATCAACTTTATCATCTGGAATCCAATATTTTCCGCCTTTTAGTCCTGTATGGGTAAATTGTGTAGTAGATTGTGCATTCACCAAGAATTTTTGTAGATTCATACTTCTATCCATGGTGTAATTTAAATACAAGACATTAATTTCTGAATAAGTCCGTTTTTGAAAAAACGAACATTTCCTCTTAGATATAGATTGTCATAAAAAAGATGATTTCCAATCTTCTTAACACACAGAAGGATAATCCTTCATTGCTGAGGCAACATTATCCTGACATGATTAAATTTCTTCATCGCCAAGGTGATTTATCTCTGCTGAAAGGCTTTGGTAACACACCAACTGATCAAGAAGCAAGTTTTGCGGTAGAAGCGGAAAAAGCAGGATTTAAGTTTATTCCGAACACTGAAACCCCCGTAGATGGACTATTCTATAAGTATCAACTGAATGGGTCACAAAGTAAGATTGATTTTGTACTATTTGACGGCTCTAAGTCTGTAAAATTTGACCTAAAAAGTGGTAAGAATGAAACATTCTACTGGAATGATGGATGGTTTGAGAAAGATGTTGTATATGTAATTAGTTACAAGACAAAAAAAGTCGAGAAGATCTGTATTGTACTAGGTCAAGAGGCCTATGAAGAGTGTGACAACATAGCATGGAACGCTATTCGTGAAACGATTAAGAAGATGAATAAAGAAGCAAAAAATACTAAGTTTCTTAAGATCTACAATCGTCTTGCGAATCAGTATTCTTGTAAGCAGTTCACACCTGAGTTTACGAAAGAGCGGTTCAATTCTGTTATCAAATTTCTAGAATAGATCGAGTAAGAAGTTCCACTATTTTAGATGGAACAGCATTACCAATTTGTTTTTTAATTGATGTGTCAGAACCTTTGAAAGGATGATTCTTAGGAAATCCTTGAATTTGTGCTAGTTCTGAATTTAGTAAACAACGCACATATCGTTGCCCAGATGGTTTTTTCAGACAGACATACAATCGTGGTTGAAAGGAATACGCACAAATAATAGTTTTAGATGGTTTACTCAAATCTAAGATCTCAGAATGATGGGGAGATATACGCTTTGTGAATGAGATCAAATCAGGATGTTTGAGAACAAGATAGGAGTGTGGAGTTCCTGATATTTCCATATCTTCTCTGATCGGGAATACACATTCTGGTGGAGGATCCAAAGAAGTTTCCAAAGCACCTTCCAAAGATTCTTCAATATAGTGACGAATTCCTTGTTTTGGAAAAGTAAAATCAGGCATTTTAAACGGAATTTTGAGACGATTTCCAATTAGAAGAAGACGTTTTCTAGATTGAGATACTCCTGCTTCAGAAACATCATAGACTTTACAAGATAGATTATAACCAATAGATGCGAATTCTTGTTGAATTACATCAATAACCTTAGATTGTCCATCATCTGTTTTACGAGTTAGAAGCCCGGACACATTTTCTCCCATAATCCATTCGGGTTGAACTAGTTTTACAACACGAAGAAATTCATAAAACATTTTATTTCTTGGATCTGAAACATCCTTTTTTCCTGCGTTTGAAAATCCTTGGCAAGGAAATCCAGCAAAGATTAGTTTAATCTGTTCAAACTGAAACTCAGAATCAGGAATTTTTGTTATATCACCTTTTACTGAAGAACCTAGCCATCTACATTCTGGAAATGCTTCCAAATGTGTTTGTACAGCATCTCGATTATATTCAGAAAATGCTGTAACGTTAAATCCAGCATTTTTTAAACCAATAGAATCTCCGCCAGCACCTGAAAATAAACTTATTGCCTTCATTTTAATAAAATATCTTATTTCTTAATTCTGTCCGTTTTTGAAAATGGATCTATTTAAGTATTTTGTATACTTTAATAAAAATGAAGTTTTGTCCTCAATGTCGTAATGTTCTTTATTCAATTGAAGAAGAAACAACATCAAAAGGTGAATCATATGCTATACAAAAATGTCGTAAATGTGATTATAAAGAAAAAATTTCACCTGAACATCCTTTAATTTATGAACATAAACTAAAAGAAGATACATCAATAAAATTAACTCTAAATCCTTATTTGAAATATGATCCTACACTACCACGTTTTACAGAAATACAATGTCCTTCTAAAGATTGTCCATCAAAAACAAATGCAAAATCAGATGTTGTAGGAGTAAAAATAGATAAGCACAATGTTATTTGGATGTATCAATGTGCAATCTGTGATACTACTTGGAAACAAAACGCTCAAGCTGTTTAATTAATAGGATTTTCTGGAGGATTCAATCTTCTTTTTTTTATTTGTTGAATAACTCCATTAATAATAGCAACTTGTGTAGGTTTTTCAAGTGGTCTTAGGAAACGTATACCTGTAGTATTTGTTCGTTTCATTTTATTATTTTTTTCTAACTAAAATAAAAATTCCGTTTTTTTTAAAAAATGGATATAAATGAAAACATTATAAAATAAACTATAAATGGAAGAATTGCGTGAAAAATCTAAACTTCTTCATCCTGAAGTTAATTCTATTACAAGAGATACAATTAATGAAACATTAAAAACTCAACGTAAAACTTTACCTTATTATTCAAAATATGAATATACTGTATTACTTGGAACAAGAGCACAACAATTAGCTGAAGGATCTAAACCATTAGTTGAAACTAAAGGATTAGATATTTCAGGACCACAATTTATTTGGGATTTAGCTAAACGTGAAATTCTTGAACATAAATTACCTTATATTATACATCGTCGTCTACCAGGTGGTGAATCAGAATATTGGAGTTGTACAGAATTATCAGTAATTTGGTAATTTAATCACATAATTCATGTAAAGTTTGTGATGTAGGTGGAAAAATTAACATTTCAGGGAAAGGATCAGGTGGTAATAACATTATAGGTGCTTCATGTTTAACAGATTTATTAGCAAATTGTAAATCTATACTATTTGCCGATACCCATCTTTCTTGATCTTTAGAAATATCTTCAAATATTCTTTTTTCTTCAGAAATTGGCCATGTAGTCCATATAGTTCTTAATAAATAAATTGATAATAAAGCAGCAATTAAACCTGTTAAATGATAATCTTTATAAAATAATATAACTACAGAACTTAAAATAAAAATCGAGGCCGCTGGTCTACCAAACATTGAAAGAATTTCAAGAGATTTATTAAATCTCCATTTCATAAGTAAACTTAATGAAAATAATAAACCAAGTATTGTAGCTAAAAAAATATCTTTCATTCCTTTTGTTTTAATGAACGAAAATGGATTATATAAAATTTAGTATGAAATATTATAAAAATGATTATTCCAATTCGGTGTGTATCATGCAATAATGTTTTAGCAGGAAAATGGCTAACTTATATTGAAAAAGTTAAAGATACTAAATTATCATATTTGACACAAACTACAACAAAATCAGTTCATGGTAAAGTTTTAGATGAACTTGGTATTACAAAACAATGTTGTCGTCGACATATGTTAACACATGTTGATCTTTAAACTAAAAATACTTGTTAAATAAATAATAGAATGTCTTATTCAGATTATTTAAGAACGAAACAGATTAATACACCTAAAATTTTAGATAGTAGACAAAGATTAGGTGATGCTTCAGCACATATATGGAGAACAAAATTAGGAGCAACACATATTTTTCGTCCAACTGATCATATTTTAACAAATAATTCAGATCCGTTTATTCAAGCACCATCAACAAGAAAACAACCACTATCAACTACAGGCACAGGATTTGGTGGTAGAGTTCAAGATGCTTCAACATTTACATTATATAGAGGAGCAAGAAGTATAGCTAATGATACATTTCCTAGAAATATTATTATTGATATGGGTTGTACTGCTGCTACACCCGCAGCATCTATTGTAGTTGATATTAATGGTAATTTTGATGGACAAACAATTGGATTAAATCAAGGTTATCAATCATCATGCTGTAATGAACCTTTAACAAAAACTTGTTTTGTTGAAAGATTACCTGAACTAAAACGTATTGGTACAGCACCAAGAACAGCTTCAAATCCTTTTACACAAAATCCTTTAGATAGTGGTTGTGATAGTGTATATACAAAAGGTAATTGGGAAGCTAAAGATGTTAAATCTCCATTACATTCACCGAGACCTATAAAAACTGATTTTAGAACATCTATTTCAGGACCACAAGTATCTCCAGATGGTTCAAGTGGACGTGCTCCAAAAGTTGGTGCTTTAATTGCAAGATCTAAATATATTGAAAAACATCATGGTTCATCAAATAATGCACAAATTGTATACCCTAAACCATTTAATCCTGATACAAAATATATTCCTAAAAGATTAGCTTAGATTTTCTAGTTTTATTTTGTACAGAATTTCTTAATGTTTTATGTCTTAAATTTGAAGAATTTAAATATTTAGACCATGATTTATTATCTTTTGATGAACATGGTAAAAAACTAATATATCTATCAAAAAACCATTCTTTATCTAAAAATAATTTTGTTATATCTGTTGAATATGTACCTAAATCTGTATTTTCAGTTAAATGTTTACATTTTTCTTTCATTTCAGATGAACCAAATCCATACCATTCATTAAATAAATCATCTTTATAATCTATATGTGTTATTATTGAACCATTCCATCCAATTTTTTTTATTGGGCGAAATGTTTCCCATACAGAATCCCAAATAAATAATTCAGAATTAAGTTTACCATAAAGAATTTCTTTATATTTAATTAATTCCATTATATATTTTATAAAATTTAATATTGATTTAGTGAGACGCAATATAAATATAATTAAAAATGAGGATTAATTTAATTTCAAATTTTAATTCAACAGGATTAAATCATGATGCCGCAATATTAAGAGGACTATTAACAAATCAATTTGGTAATGATTTACAAATTGTACGTGTAGGTTCTAATCAACCTGAATGTTCAGAAGCTGAATTAAATATTTTTATTGAAGTTGTAAATCCATCATTATTTTCATATGCTTCACAAAATATATGGATACCTAATCCTGAATGGACTTATGAAACATGGATACCTTATATAAAAATGTTTGATTGTATTTGGGTAAAAACAAGACAAGCTGAAATATTATTTAAAAAACTTACTGATAAAGTTACATATATTGGTTGGACATCTATAGATAAAATTTATTCTGAAAAAAAGAATTATTTAAAAGCTATTGTTCTTGTAGGAAAAAATCCTTATAGAAATCCTAAACCTTTACTAAAAGCTTATCTTGATATTTATAATAAAGATAATGAAACATTTAAAAAATTACCTGAATTAAATATACCAAGAAATTCTAAAGAAATACAATTTTTTATACCTACAGAAATTCAATCTAAAATTAAATTATTTGATACTTTAAAAGAAAATGAATATGATACATTATTGCAAGAATGTGGATTAGCTATATGTATATCTAATTGTGAAGGTTATGGACATGCTGTTAATGAAGCTATGTCATCAGGATGTAATTTAATTTTATCTCCAATTCAACCATTTAAAGAATTAACTGAAGAATCACAAGATGTTTTATGGGGTGAAATGCGCGAATATGTTAAACATCCTGATTGTTTAGTTACTTTAATTGATACATCATCAGAATCTATAAAAAATCGTTTATATGAATATTTAGATAGATCATTTAAAGAACGTAAACAAATTTCTAAATATTTCAGATCATTATATGAAAAAAGACATCGTAATTTTATTGGTAGTTTTAGATGTCCAAAAATTAATGATTTTTTTTCAAAAGATTTATTTGTAGCTGAAAATAATTTGCCTAATGTTTCAATTATAACATTAACTTATAATCGTAAAGAATTTTTACCATTAGCTAAATATTGTTATTTAATTCAATCTTATCCTGAAGATAAATTAGAATGGGTTATTATAAATGATGGTGAATCTATAGAAGAAGAATTAATTGGTATACCAAATGTAAAATATATACAATTAGAACAAAAAACTGGTATAGCAGAAAAACGTAATATAGCTATAGAAAATTCAATGTATGATACAATTGTTATAATGGATGATGATGATGTATATCCAAATAATTCAGTTTTACAAAGAGTAGCAATGTTATTACGTAAACCTGAAAAACAATGTGTATTTTCTACTATAATACCATGTTATGATATTGAAAAATATACATCATTTATGAATGTTCCACCAATAACTTTAACAATGTCACAAAGAATATCAGAAGCTACATTATGTTTTACTAAACAATTTTGGAAAGATAAGAATTTTATTGATGATATAGCAGAAGGTGACAAATTTATTAGCGGACGCGAACAAATGTGTCGTGAAATTTCACCACAAGAAGTTATAGTTTCATTAGTTCATTCTAAAAATGTATCATCAAGAAAAACACCTGAAAGTGAACCTAATGGTTGTCATTATGGTTTTAATGAAAAATTATTTGCTTTAGTTTCTGAAATTGGTGAGACTTTAAAACTTCATTCCAAATAAACTTTTACCCCTGCTACGTCTATGACTTTTTCCTTTGCGACGACGTCCTCCCGATGCAGGTGGTATTACAGCTCCAGTAGCCGCACGATCAGTTACTACTTTATCACCAGTTACTTCACCACCAGAAGCACCACCTCGCATTTTCAAACCCATTTTTTTCAACATTCTCTTTACAGTCTTCTTTTTTACCATACGTAATTTCTTATGAGAACGACGACGACCTCCAACAGAAGCAGGGGAAAGAGGAGAACCACCATTTAATTCTTCCATTTCTTTTATATTATTTTACAAAGAAAATTTATGCTGAGCATGTCAAACAAGGTTCAACAGTAAATTTTTGTGAAGTCGCAGCTCCTTTTGTACGCAAATAATAACAACCAGTTTTCAAACCTGATTTCCATGCATAGAAATGCATTGATGTTAATTTAGAATATGATGGTTCATTAAGAAATAAATTTAATGATTGTGATTGACATATAAATGGTGCTCTATCTCTAGCCATATCAATTAAAACTTTTTGTGGTATTTCCCAAACAGTTTTATATATTGATTTTAATTCACTTGGTATTTCAGTTAAAGATTGTATAGAACCATTATTTGCTATAATTTGTGTACGAATATCTGATGTCCATAATCCTAAATTTACAAGATCTTCAACTAGATATTTATTTATTACCATAAAATCACCAGCTAATACTCTTCTTGTATAAATATTAGATGTATAAGGTTCAATACATTCATTATTACCTAAAATTTGTGATGTACTAGCAGTTGGCATTGGTGCTACCAACAATGAATTACGTACACCTTGTGATGCTCTTTCTTTCAAAGATTTCCAATCTAAATATGATGTCAGTCTTGGTTGATCTGACCACATATCATATTGCAAAATACCTTTTGATATAGGTGAACCATCAAATGATGAATAAGAACCTGATTCATACAATCCCAAATGCATATATTGTGCTAATTCTTCAGATCTTTTTACAGATGAACTTAAAGAAGCATAATAAATATTTTCGAAAATTTCTCTATTCAAATCAATAGCTTTTTGTGATCCCCATGGTAATCTTAATTTAGCAAATACATCAGCCAAACCTTGAACACCAATACCTATAGGACGATGTCTCATATTAGATCTACGTGTTTCTTCAGTAGGATAATAATTTTTATCAATTACAATATCTAAATTACGAGTTAGAATAGTTGTATATTCACGTAGTTTTTCAAAATTAAAGTTTCCATCTTCAATAAATTTAGGTAGTGCTAAAGATCCTAAATTACATACAGCAGTTTCTTGTGGATTAGAATATTCCATAATTTCTGTACAATTTCCAGTGAGAATACCATTAAATACTCCTGCATGGTTTAGAGGTTCATTAAAGCAATAAGTATCATCATAACGTTCATTATTTACGATTGCTGTAACTTTGATATACTGTTCTGCATTTCTATCCGGTTGACGTTTGGTAAACTTTAGACGTTTAGGCGAGTATCCTAGTTCAGAAAGTTTAAATAGAGAAGATGAAGAGATTAATATTCTCCAAAGAGGTTTACAATTATATTCTTTTTTACCACCGCGTCCATCTGGAAGTAGTGTAATGCGTTCATCAAATGCTTTAGTAACTTTGCTCTGAACTCCCATAGTTAGAAGCATTAGTCTAATTTTATCTAGGAAATCAAATTCTATACTTGAAATCTGTAGAGATTCATTAGTTCCATTGCGAGCAATAGTTCCATCAGCATCTGAAAGACCTTCTAGCCAACGAAGTTTAGTTTCCAATGAATAATTTACTGGAACTTCAAATTTAGGAAGAAGACTTTCTGGAAGACATGTATTTAGCAAACCAGCAGATGTTTCAGTTCCAGACATACTTTTAATTTCAAGATGTCCAACTAAATGTTTCTTTTCGCCATACAAAGCACAAATTGGCTTTCCATTAGAATATGTTCCATCTCCACAGAAGAATCCGTGAGTGTATGGATGAGGCCAAGAATTATCTGTAAAAGCACAGACTGGAGCATCAAATTTTTTAAGGCTCATTTCATCATTAAGATTTTGAGCATCTACTCGTGTACTATTTTTAATAGACTTCATGTCATGATAGCTATCTTGAATTAGGAATTTATGGTAAGGAGTACATGTTAAGCTAGCTCCGTTACTAAAATACACTTCAATAAGCTTTTGGTTCTCTCCTGTTTTTTGAATTGTAGTGGCAGACCAATTATCTCCATTCCATACGCGAACTGTCTGACCTTCCAAATCTTTAATTGGAAAGTAACCATTGTCTGTAAGAACTAGTGTTTCAGGAGCTACGCATAAATTTGATGATTTTATAGTTCCCAAATTTTTTTGATTAGATTTAGAATTTGCAGCATCTTTATAACATAAATAAGGCATACCAGTTTGAATTTGTGAATCCATAATAAGTTTCCAAATTTCTTTAGCTTTTACACGTTTACCTTTATTCAAAGATTCATAATGTGTATACAATTTTTCAAATTCAGTTCCCCATCTATCTGCTAGACCAGGACAATCATGTGGACACATTAAAGTCCATTCAGAATCTGATTCTACACGTTGCATGAAAAGATCAGGTATCCAAAGAGCATAGAATAAATCACGTGCACGATCTTCTTCAGCACCTTGATTTAATTTAAGTTTTAAGAATTCTTCAGTATCAAGATGCCATGGTTCAAGATAAATAGCAAATGAACCATTACGTTTACCACCTTGATTTACATATTTTGCTGTATTATTAAATACTTTAAGCATTGGAACAATACCAGTAGATGAACCATTTGTACCTTTTATAATAGATCCACGTGCACGTATATTATGAATTGAAAGACCAATTCCACCTGCCCATTTAGAAATTTGTGCACAATCTTTTAATGTATCATAAATACCATCAATAGAATCATCTTTCATTGTTAAAAGAAAACATGAAGACATTTGTGGACGACGTGATCCTGAATTATATAGTGTAGGTGTAGCATGAATAAAATAACCAAATGATAAAGCATCATAAGTTTCTTTAACTTTATCAAAATTATCTGAATGTATTTGTATACTTACACGCATCCACATATGTTGTGGTCTTTCTCCAGAAAGAAGATAACCATTTTGTAAAGTTTTAAATCCAAAATAATCAAACATAAAATCTCTTGAATAATCAATCATTTTTTCATAAATTTCATGATGTTTTTTAACTAAATTATAATAATCTGGATGAATATCTAGTTTACTTACACATTCAAGTAAAGATTCAGGTGTATTTTTTTGATGATTTGAAATTAGAATTCTAGCAGCTAGAATACCATAATTTGGATGATGACGTGATTGCATTAGTGCACATGTTTCAGCAGAAAATTCATCAAGTTTTCTTGTTTCCATACCATTCTCAAGTTGTGAACAAACTTTTTGTGCTACAAGATCAGGATTAACATGTTGAAGACCATCAGATAAACTACGAATTCTTCTAAGTACTTCATCAAAACTTACAGGAACTTTAGATCCATCACGTTTAATTACAAATAGAGAATCCATCTTTTGCATTCTCTTATGTTACTTATAATAAAATCCGTTATTAAAATAAATGAATCGTATTTCAGATGCTGATGTAAAAGTTCTATTAGATCATAGTCCTTTATCAGAAAAGCTTAAAGAACAATTGGCTCCTGTAATTAAAGCTCAATGGCCTACTAGAAATAGTGCCCCACCTAATTTTCCAAGAAAACAACTTTCTGTTGGAGAACTAGTTGAAATTTTAAAAACTGATTGTTTCAAATTTCAAATATTAAAAGATTTACAAGGTCCAGTTGTTGGACGACCAGATTTTGGATTAGAAGAACGCATGCAGGCTCTAAATCATCAAATTGCAGAAGATCCTG